CCAACCATCAGAGTCTTTTAAATTAGCTAAAGCGATAGCGTCATTATCTATTTCTTCCTTTTCAGGTTTTTGCATTACTTTTAAAGAACTAAACTCATTAAAGAATGTTGGTTTTATTCCATCGTTCATATTTGTCCTCCTTGTGGATTAACTGCTTGAGGCATAGGTTGTTGTGGTACTCCACCTTGTGGAGCAGTTGGTATTCCATTAATATCACCGGTTGCCGCCATAAATTGATTCATTTGCTCTTGGAACATCATATCTGGGTTTTGAGTTATATCTTCAACTATCTTTTCATAGTCTTGGATACCAGAGTTGATTAAGATTCTATCTACAATCTCACTTAACTTAGCACTCTTACCTTCTTGTTTTAAAATTTCCATTAAGTTAGGAGTTTTAGTAAAGAGTTCAAGTAACATCATTAAATTCTGTTGTTGTTCTTTTTGGTCTAAAGCATAAGTAGAACCAGAGACTATTTCATAGTCATAGACTACAGAGCCGATATTCTTTTTGCCGATAGATAATTTACCAGTCTTCTTGTCATACATTTGTTCAACTTCTGGGAATTGAGTAGTTAAATCTTCTATCTCATCAGCAAATAATCTGATTTGTAAACTATTAGTCATTTTCTTAGAGATTAGATTGACAAATTTCTTATTTACTTCTTTTAAGAATTGTTCCATATAGAAACGGTCAACATTATCTCTAGCTGACTCTCTAGCACCTTGTTGTTTAAGGGCTTCAGGTGTTTTACCCATTCCAGGATCAACTTGAGAAGATATTGAGGTATCAGTTGTTCCCATCATATTTAACATAGATGAAGTTACTATTTGATAGACATTATTGAATGTATTGGCACCTTGTGGGGTTAAATTAAGAGTTTGAGCAGCCACACCATTACCTTTAACTAACCATTTAGCAGCAGCAGACCATTTAATAGAGCTTAAATCAGCCACAAAGTCTTTATTGATTAGAGTTGGAGGGAATATAGATACCTTAACCCCATCTAAATACAAATTCCAAAGAGAATTAAGAGTATATTGCATACTTTTACCTCTTTCAAAGTCTCCCATACCAAAGAAGTCGGATAATAGAGGGATAGAATACTTCATTACGACAGGTAATTCGTTGTTACCATGTGGATTATCCATTTCTCTTATAGTTAAGTCAGCGTCAGTTACATAATCAGTCCATTTATCTTTTTCATACATAGATAGGACTTCAAAATATCCAGCATTCTTAGCTGTTCTGTTAGTTGGATAGTCTCCTTCTTCTCTAGCGTCTTTATCTTCAGTAGATTTCTCAGGGATTTTGTTCTTTAATTTCTCAATAACTTCTTTAATGTTTTTAAATTCTTTATTCTTTAATAAGCCTTCAAAGTAAGATATAGGTTGCCAAGTACGAATTATAATATAATCAGAATCTTCAATACTGGTAGCACCTACTTGAGGAAATACATCTCGGATATTGAGTAAGTACATATCAGGACCAATATAACCATTCTTATCTACTTTCCAATCAACAAAGACTGGATAAGCACCATAGATATTAGAATACCTATCTACCATACGATATTTAGTTAAGAGAGGGAATTGGTCATTAGCATTGACATTGACATATTTATCAAGAGTTAAATTCATTAATTTCTCACCAAATCTATCATTTTTACTTATAGCTCTAACTTTACCAGTTGGAAGTTGAGACATAACCCTAGCTTCTCTTTCCAATACCATAGTGGCTAGTTTAGGATCAAAGACTTGGGACTTAGTTGTTTGAGATTGGCTATCAAACAGTTGATTATAGAATAGCTTTTCGTATTCTTCCCACAATGCTCGTTTAGTGGTTAATGAGTTAAATGAGGCTTCTTTACGAGTTAAGATTATGTTTTTAGGAGATTCAGTTGTTTCTTTTGCCATTTAGATATAAAAAAAAGCCGCCATTTCTGACAGCTCTCAATATTAATATTGTATTGCTATGGAATATTATACCATGTTAGCAATCAATCAAGATACTGCTAATCAAATTTACAAGTCCTATTACCGTCTTTATACTTAATTCTTCTTGATTTTAGAATATTGATAGTCTTGAGTATTACTTGTCCTTTAACTAAAACACAATTCACATCCATTTGTCCAAATTCTAAATGGTTTACTTCTCTTTCTAGAATAGCGTGAAAAGCTAAGTTGTTTTCCATATCTCTCTGAATATTATATCAACTATTTGTTTACCATTAACTCTGATACTCATAGTAAAGACTCCATCTTTACGTTTCTGTATCTCATGCTCTATGTCTAAGTGAGCTTGTTTATTAGCTGGATTAAGTGGTATTGCATTATCCATTTAATAAAATCCCTCCTGAAACAATTTACTGTCGTCTGGTAATTGTCCTTGTGATTCTTCTTTTCTATAACTCACAGCAAAATAACGAATAGCATCCATAGCATCATCATTTGCCTTATAAGGAACTTCTTTAATAACTCCGTCTTGTTGTGCTTCCATCCATCTATACTGCTCAAATTCGTCTGCTATCCAGGTTAAATTCTTATTAAACATCAAAGTTGGTTTGCCAGTATCAGCCCTTACTCTCAACAATTCAGCAACTTTAACTATTCCATGTTTAACACTATCTGGTCCCTTCTCTACTGGGTTAAAGAAAGCACCCATTTGATTAAGTTGTTCTATACTCATTGCTTGAGCTGAATCCGCCATAGGATTAGTTATTATCTTTCCAGCGTCTTTAGTCTTAACTATATCAGCTATTTGACTCTCTACTAATCCACTTTGATACATTCCATCATAAGCATAAATAGCAGTACCTTCTGAGTTAATAGCAAAGTAAACTAACGCAGACTTGTGTCCATAACCAAAATCTAAAGTACGAGTAAAAGTATAGTTATGATTTAAATCCGGTATATCAACCATGTGGATATCTCTGTTGAAATCTTTGTAAATCATACCCGACATCTTCTTAAACTCACCCATTATTTCTTGAGCAAAACTATCCTCATCCATTTCTTTTTTCATTGCTTCAATTTCTTCTACTGGTATATGAGGATTATCATAAGTTGTATAGTGATGATAAGACCAATCAGGATCATTCATTTCACTCATATCTTTGAAGTGATTAAATCCATTTGGAGTAGATATAAACCATACACTAGCTTTACTATCTGCTAATGTTGGACGGACTACTTTCCAAACACTTTCCCATTTATCTATAAAAGCAGTTTCATCAAAGATACATAAATCAATTCTTACACCTCTTAGTGAATCTGGGTTATCAGCGCCCTTTAACATTATTTGTGATCCGTTAATCAATTCAAACATCAATTCTGTTTCATTTGTTCGTTTAATAGCTTCTGGTGGTATTAAGTCTTTTAACATTGACCACATAATAGCCTTACTTTGTTTATAAGTTGGGGAAACGTACCAAACAATACTCTTTTCTTTCTCTGTCGCAAATCTAAGTATCTCTACACTAACTAAATATGATTTTCCTGCTCTTCGTCCACAATTTATGACTTTAAAACGGTGATTGTCATTAAAGACTTGAGTTTGCCAATATGTTAGTTTAAGTTTCTTTTTCATTAGTTGTCTCTAAACCAACTAAACCTTTTAATTCTTTTCCATTTGAAGTTAAATCATTTTTGATTCTTTGTCCAAAATGATTATTCATAACTCTTTCTAACAACCACTCTTCATTTCTTATTCTTTTACTTTTACTTAATGCCCAATCAGATTTAGCTTTAGCACATAAGTCCGCAAATTCCGTATCTTCTGTTTTCCATCTAATTATAGTATCCTCATCTCTTCCAATAGAATCAGCAGCTAATCCTTGATTTGGTAATTCACTATAATATTTTAAATATTTTTCTTTGAGTGGTAATTTATCGTCTTTAATCATTTGATATTTCAATAGTAATTTTTAGATTAACTTGTGGTGGTAATTTAAGTAACTCCCCCATCTTCTCATTATTGTATTCTCCAGTTTCTAATTTTACTACAAAACTATTATCAGTTGACCTTGGACCAGATACTTGTAATTTATCAGCAATAAACTCTATCTTCATTTAGCAGTATTTTACCACATTGCTAATAACTTTTCATTCCGTTTACTTCTTGTATTCTTACTGTTGGACCTTTTTGTCCTTCTACTTCTTTTACTTTGGGTATTTCTGATCCATCAAATCTTTTATTACATTTAGGACAACCCCAATATTGATTTTTATCTTTCCATGCTCCAGTACCTTCAAACCTGATCCAGTACCAGTCATCTATTTGTTCGTTACAGTGTGGGCAATTCATTGTTGTATGATATCATTTTTAACTTTTCTTTTGTATCTACCTTTCCATTGTTCATGGTCTTTAATGTATTTACATTCTATACAATATTGTTGAGAATATTTGTATTGTTCTGGCTCAAATTCTTTATTACATCTTTTACATTTTCTCATAGTTAATTATGTACTCCTATCATCCAAAGTAGTATGGGTAATAGTAAACAAAAAGCTAGAGTTATATATCCTAATTCTTTCATAGTTTTTTAATCTCATCTTTAATTTGTTTTATAACAAAATTAGCAATTCCAACTTCATCTCTATTACCACCTTTTTCACCTACTTCCCATTCTTTCAAACACTCTAAGTTTAATATCTCCTCTAATAGTTCTGTTCTTTGTTGGGTAAGTAAGGAAGAAATAAGTTCATCTAATTGTCTTTTTGTTTCATCAAAATATTTAAGACTTTCAATTACCTTTTCATCTGGTATCTTACCGACTAATTGGTCTATAATATCTTTTCTGTTTCCTAAAATATTTTCTAATCTCATCTCCCACTCTAATTTCTTTGGTTCTGTAAGGTGAACATTGGCGGTGCTGGGAGAACAATGGAGAACTTGCTCCTTCTCTCGCTTCCCGCCTTTGTTCATGTTTTTCTTTGGTTCTGTCATAGTTTTATTTAGTGATTTTTGGTTAGTCATAATTGGTTATTTAATATTTATACATCTAGCAGGAACTTCACCTGTTCCCCACATAAAATTTTTAATAAATGAGCAAGGTGCTTTAATCCAATACCATATTCCAAAGACAAATAAAAATATCATAAATAAGTAATATAAAATTGTTGGTATTTGTTTCATATTTAGTGGTGGGTGGGGTGGTTAAACATATAAATTTGTAATAAATACCTTCCTACCTTCTTTTTCTAGTTTATCTTTTACCTTAATCGCATCAGATTGGCTTGGTGCAAATAAGTATTCATATTTGTTTCTAATTCTAGCTGGCATTTCTTTTAACCAATTACCATATACTGTCCCGACTTCGTCTACCGCAATACAAACTACTTTTATCCCCTTTCCCTCTGATGATTTATTCATAAATTAGTTTCAATATTAAATAAACCAGATTTTAGTTCACAAGTAGTATTAGAAACAGAATAATCAGCGGTTGTTATATTACTACCAGTATTTAAACCAGAAGCATTACAATACCAAGGATAGTAATAAGGATAAGTGTGTCTTTCAATATAAATTGGACTTGACCAATTATTTATTGTTACATTAGTTTGTAATGTAAAATCTTTCCAATCGTCAGGAAGTAGTGATTTTAATGTTTTAATAAGTTGAGATACTTTAATGTCATTCTCAATTTTGACAGTTTTGTTTGTTGTGTCTAATTGTAGTTTCATATTTTTATATTTAATAAATAATCTTTCTTTCCCTCTGTTTGTGATTTCATTTTGACTCCTTTAAATAAAGCACATTGCTTTTAAATATTAATGGTTTTAGTTTTCCATCTGCTGTTTGTTTTTTTACTGTTCTAACTGATCTATTAATCTCTTTAGCCTTTTCTCTTTGAGTTAAGGTTTCTTCATTAATAATCTGACAGTATTGTTTTAATGTTAAATCTTTCATTTAAATAAAATATTTTTTAACGAGTAATTTTTTAGCATTTTCAGTATCTAATTTGTCTTTATTTTGGCCTAAATATTTTACTTCATATTTAGTATTTCTTTGAGTTCCAATTCTAATGACTAAAAATATAGCATTACTAAATTCAGTCAATCCGTTTTCTTGGGCTAATTGACAAATACCATCTCCAACCATTGGACCAACATCTAAAACTTTAACTTCATTGTTTACATAAGCAACCCACATCCATTTAGTTTTAGGGTCGTTTCCTTTTAAGCAAAACTCACAATCTGGTTTTTCTGTACAAGTTCCAAGTGGAATATAGCTGGTGGCTGTTTTCATTCCATGTTTTTTAAATATTCCACCTTCACTAACCAAAATTACTTTAGTTTCCCCGACTTGAAATTTAACAAAATCACTAGGTTTAGTATAGGTTTTTAAGTCTATTTTTTTCATAATTTTAATTTTAATGTTTCTGGGTAAACATCTATAATAGGTGGATCTTCAATTTTTCCACCATTAATTGTTAAATATATTTGATATACATTCATAAAATCTTTGACTGATACATCATCAACTTGTTTATATTCATATCCGCATTTGTGTTGGCTACCAAGTCTTAAAATCCAACACTCATCTATTTTTTCACCAGTAGTTTCTTCATAGGCCTGTTTATATGCCATTACTTGAAGTTTATTAGTAAAATAAATTGCACCTTTGTTGGTTTTAAAATCAACTAAAATTCTTTTATCTCCGATTGTACATACAAGGTCAAGAGTTCCGGCATATTTTAATTCCTTAGAAGCCACCATTTGCTCTGTAATTAATGATTTTGGTAAATAAGTGTTATACCATTCATAAAAAGCCAATAATGCTTTCTTTGCCTTAGTTTGATATTCAGTTAATGGAATTTCTATACCATTCAATAGTTTTTCACAAGCATCATGTACTTGTGATCCGTTTTCTTTTGCTTTACCAGATATTTCTTCAATTTCTTCTGGTGTATTTTGTTTAAAAAAATTGATAAGTCCATATTCTTTTGGTGCAGCTATATCTAAAATACGAGACACACTAGGCATAAATTCATCATCTACCCAATAAAAATGAGTATTATCTATTTCTTTTTGAATAATTGAAAATTTTAGTTCCATAGTTTTTTAGTCCAAGACCAATCAATAACTCCCTTGTCTACAAATTGTTTAATTTCATCCCACCAAACACCATTTAATCCATTTGGTATCATAAACTCAATTTTGTTTTCTATCATCTTATTTTCGGCAATTTTCCCAAATTCAATATAAGCCTGTTTTTTATTTTTTTTAGGATTATATAAACCATATTTACTAGCGTAATTCATTCCTACTATAAAATCTTTTGAGACTAGATACATATATTTATTTAATGTTTAACTAATCTGATTATAGCACCAATGGGGAATATGTCAAGAGATAATTATCTAACTTTTGTAATTGCTAGAAATTTACTTGTCAAAATCATTTCTCCAACTTTAATTATCTTTTTACCTCTGGCTAATTCTTGGAGAAAATAGTCCCTTTCATGGTCGTTGATAAAAACATGGTGGCTATAACTAACATCTACTCGCCAATGTCTAGCACCAGTCCATAACGATCTGTCTGTATCTTGTTCCGGTGGTTGTTGAATAACTGATAAATTAGATGCTGACTTCACTATTTTGTTTTCCATAGTCTAGTTTAATTTTTAATGCATCTCTCTTAACCCAATCCCTAAGAGCCGAGAGATAGTTTTTATAATAATTCTTTTGAGGATTCTTTTCATGCCAATTTACAAGATCATCATATTTACTTTTAACAAAACTAATAGGGACTTGATATTTAATAGAAATATCTTCAAAATTATCATCTGTTAAAAGCGAGAGATCACCATACTTCTTTATTTCTTTATATTCTTTATTATTCTTATATTCTTTAGTTGTTGTTATTTGTTTGTTATTTGTTTGTTGTTCGTTTGTTATTTGTTTGTTACAGTCTTGATACTCATTATATTTATTAACGGTAATTAAGGTATATTTATTTGTTGTTTGTTTGTTAATCTCACCAGTGTTAATTAGCTTATCAAGTACGGTTCTTGTTTGTTGCATTGTTAAACCACTCTCTAATGCTAAATGTTCTATAGATGTAATAAAAGAACCTCTTTTAATTATTTTACCTTGCCATTTTTTATCTTCCCAATTAGCTAAGAATAGAATATGAATAAACAAAGCCATTACATTAGTATCTCTATACCACTCCCATTCAGACATTTTTCTATATAGTTTTATAAAACCTTCTTTCATTTGATACCTCCAATCCATAAAAAAGCCGACAGGGAAAGTTTTGCACACGATACCCATCGGCTTTTTAATAGACTTGAAATTTCAAACTCTCTTATCGTGTGCATACTCTTATTTAACCACTTTTTTATAGTATTAGTAGGAGTACAAACTATATCAAATTTAATTTAATTAATTTAGTACTTGACACCATTGGGGAAGTGTTGTAAGATAAAAGCATAACGATACTGATAACGTTAATAAACACTAATCAGAACCCTTAAGCCTCAGGAACTTAGGAAAAAACGAATCTCAAAGCAGGATTTGCGGAACACAGTACATTAACATAGGAGATGAGGGAGACAGGGCGGTGAAGCTCGACCGAATAACCCTGCAAACTGCCCTTTGTCCCTTGTCTCCTATGTGTTAGTAATTATTATAAATTATGAAAATAAAATTAGATCAAAGAAAACGAACAACTAAGACCATTAATAGATGGTTTAATAGATACACTGCCGCTGCTGGTATGTGGGGATTTTTAATCGGTGCAATATTATCCATGTACTTTAGTTTAGAGGCCAAAAATAGAACACCAGAGGCTCTAGAACGTAAAGTAATACCTCAAGTGGTAGAAGTTAAAGCAGAGAAGCCATTTTGCAAAGACGCTATCAGTTGTATTAGAGATATAGGTGAACAGCAAGGTCGTAGTAACAAAACTATTATGACCATGATCCGTATTGCTCAAAAAGAAAGTAATATGAATCCATTAGCCAAAAACAGAAAATCAAGTGCTAGAGGATTATTCCAAATCATTGCCGGTACTTGGTATTCAAATGACTGTGTTGGTGATAAGTATAACTATATAGACAACATTACTTGTGCTTATAAAATCTTGGATAATCAAGGTTTATATGCTTGGGAAGTTTGTCATAATAAAACAGCTAAATGTTATTAATTTAAAAGGATCAAGTATGAAAGCAATATTTGAAGTTAATTTTAGTAAAAAATCTATGTGTGAACAGAAAGATGTAGATGAAGAATATGGTGGTAGTTGGTTAAAACTTATGAAATATTTATATAAATCAGATGGATTTGGTATTTTTAAAAATGAACCAAAATTAATAGATATTAAAGAAAAAAATGAAAATAAGTAAAAAAACACTAAACTATTATGCTTTATTAGGAATTATTAACTTTAATAGTGTTTACATTCCACCAAGTACATTTAAACAACCAGAACAAGGATTGATATTATTATCATTAGACTTATTACCAAAAAGATGTAAAGATGTATTAATTTACAGATATGGATTGAATGATGGTGTATTTAAAACATTAGAAGAATGTGGAAAAAAATTTAATGTTACGAAAGAACGATTGAGACAAATAGAAAGCAAAGGATTAAGAATGTTAAAAAGAAGACAAGATTATATGTTTAGTACAAGAAGTTATTAATTTAAAAAGGATAAAATGAAATTTATAAAATATTTCGTTTTAATCACAACCATAATCTGTGCTTTTGGTTGTCTAATGCTTATCAATGACGGAGAGTTTGACTTCTATACTTTCTGGGCTATGGTAACTCTTGGTCTTGCTTCCTACGGATTATTTAAAAAATAATTTTATTCAGCTACTTAAACGATAAGTAAGTGGCTGGAATATGATTATTTTAATCTTAGCCAGAATACTAGATATTTGGTCTACTTATATAAACATTAATAAGTGGGGAATTGATGTAGAAAGTAATCCAATAGTTAGAGAAATAATTAAAAGAGGTTTGTTTATTCCATATCAAATGTCTTGTATTGGAATAATTATTTTAATTGCTGAACATCTACCAAAGTATAAGAGAATTATTTATATATCAATTTCTTGTGTTAGTTTAGTAGCTTTTATTAATAATTTATTCTGCTATATCTTTATAAGATGAAAACATTAAAAGATACCATATATGATATATTACTAAATCAACCAGAAACTAGAGATAGTGATAAAAAATTGATTTGGGAAGTATGGAATGAACTTAGATTAATAGATGATGGAGAGTACGAGGGAGTTATTCATATTGATGATTTTATGAAAGCACCAAGTCCAGAATCAATTAGACGTTGTCGCCAAGCCTTACAAAGAACTGATCTATTATCTGGTGAAAAATTAATCCAACCAACAAAAGAGATTAAGGAAAAACGTGTCAAATTAGCAAAGAGTAAGGGTTTTGAATATCAAGAAGGAAAAATGGTATATAATCCAATCACAAACTGCTATGAATATTAAATTTTGCACCTGTGCTTATTACAAATGTGTTGAAAGAGGTTTAAGACCAGCTAATCATGCTTTGGCTTGTCCAATGTTTAAAAAAGAATATAGCCCTTATAAAGAAACATGGTTAAGAGAATGTGATAGAATACATTATAATGAAATTAGACAAAAAATTAATAAAAAAAATAAAACTAACTCAAAATAAATTTACCATTGTTGATAATGAAGATTTTGAAAAATTAAATAAATATAAATGGCATGCACATAAAGACAACAAAAATGGTGTTTATTATGTTTGGAGAAATTCACATGTAAGTGAAGGAATTAAAAAACAAAGAACCTTTTTAATGCATAGAGAAATTATGAATGCTCCTAAGGGAATGGTTGTTGACCATATTAATCATGATGGTTTGGATAATAGAAAATGTAATTTAAGATTATGTACTTGTTCTCAAAATTCAGCCAATCAAAATAAAGTAGGTTTAAAAGGAACTTATAAAGATAAAAGATATGGCAGGTGGATTTCACATACAAAATATAAACAAAAAGTAATATATATTGGTTCATTTAAAACTCAAATTGAAGCAGCAAAAGCGTATGATAAAAAAGTAATAGAGTTATTTGGGGAATTTGCAAATCCAAATTTTAAATGAAAAATCACACCGTAAAGA